GACAAGTACCGGTACCTGTCCGCATCGGTGGGCGCAGTGGGTGGCAAGTGGAAGACGAGCCGGGTGGAGGTCGCTCGCGGCCCCCTAATGGCCGTCACCGAGCCCGGTGTGCAGACCATCACCGCGATGACCTGCACCCAGGTGCTCAAGACCGAGCTTATCCTGAACACCATCGGGTACTTCGCCCACCTCGACCCCGGCCCCATCCTGGTGCTGCAGCCGAAGGACGACATGGCGTCGGCGTTCTCCAAGGAGCGCATCGTCCCAATGGTCAATTCGAGCCCCGAGCTGAAGAAGCTCATCGGGGACTCGCGGTCCAAGGTGTCCGAGGACACCATCACCTACAAGACCTTCCCCGGTGGGTTCCTCGCCGCCGCGTCGGCGGGCTCCCCATCGAACCTCGCGATGCGCGCCATCCGGGTCACAGCGCTCGATGAGATTGACAAGTACGAGACGACCAAGGAGGGCGACCCCGTCCTGCTGGCCGAGGAGCGCACCTCGACGTTCGAGGACGCGGCCCTGCACATCCGTACGTGCTCCCCGACCATGGAGGAGACGTCCCGCATCTACAAGTCCTACCTGGACGGGGACCAGCGGCGGCCGTGGTGCCAGTGCCCGCACTGCAATGAGTGGACCTGCCTAAACTTCTTCCGGGACGTGCAGTGGGAGAAGGACCCGGATGGGAACCACATCACCACGACCGCCCGCATCTATTGCGAGCACTGTGGCACGGGATGGACCGAGGCCGAGCGCAAGCGCATCATGACCACGAAGGGGGCCATCCGGCACCAGCAGACCCGCAAGTTCACTTGCTGCGGCGTCGAGCAGGACCCGATGGTAGAGCGCCTGTGGGACTGGGTCGATGAATACCAGGTCGGGTACGCCAAGTGCAAGGTCTGCGGCGACCACCCGGTCTCGAACGAGCATGCATCGTTCCAGGTGTCCAAGCTCTACAGCCCATTCAACACGGTCGTCTCGCTGGCCAAGAAGTGGAACGACTCCAAGGACGACCCGGAGTCGAAGCAGACGTTCATCAACACCCAGCTGGGCCTGCCGTTCAAGCTGGACGTCACCAAGGAGGTGTCGTCCAACAAGCTCGCAGCCCGGATGGAGGTCTACGAGTCCCCGGTGCCCAAGGGCGTCGTGGTGCTGACAGCCGGGGTGGACGTGCAGACCGGTGCGCTGGGCAACCTCGGCCGCCTGGAGATCGAGGTCGTAGGGTTCGGCATCGGCGAGGAATCGTGGTCCATCGAGACCCACGTCATCGAGGGCGACCCGGCCAAGCCGGACATGTGGGCGGCGCTGGACGCGTACCTCCTCAAGCCCCGCCTGGACGACCGAGGGCTACCCCGCTACATCACAGCCGCGTGCGTCGACTCGGGCGGACACTACACGCAGGACGTGTACGCGTACTGCCGCGCGCGCGTAGGGCGGAACATCTGGGCCATCAAGGGGGCGTCGGACGTCGGGAACGCATGGTCGCCCATCTGGCCCGCGCAGGCGGCCGACATGAAGCACCGCAAGACCCGCACCGGATGGAAGCCTGTGATGCTCGGGGTCAACTCGGCCAAGGAAGCCATCCGCCAGCGCCTCCTCATCGAGCGCGACACGGTCTCGGGATTGGCAGGCCCCGGATACTGCCACTTCCCCACCGGCCGTGCGGTCGCCTGGTTCGATCAGCTGACCAGCGAGGAGCTTCAGCTGCATCGGTCGGCCGGGCACGTCGTGCGTAAGTGGGTCAAGAAGCATCGCAACGTCGCCAACGAGGGACTCGATTGCCGGGTCTACGCTTACGCGGCGCTGCACGGGCTGTACCACGTTCGGCAGCTGAACATTCCGCTGCAGGCAGCGGCGCTCGCAGCCTACCGTCCGCCCGGCCCTAATGGGCCGACTCCCACCGGTCGTCGCGTCGGCCGTTCGCAGTTCACAGGGGGTTGACACGTGCAGCGGATACGTGGTATTGAGCGTGCAACCTTAACCGGAGCTTAACCGTGGCCGAATCCCTGCCAGTCCTAGAAGCCCGCCTGGAGGCGCTCTACGAAGCGCAATCATCGGGCGCTCTGAAGGTGAAGCACGGCGACACCGAGGTGACCTACCGCTCGATGGAAGAGCTGAACCGGGCCATCGCCATCATCATCGGCAAGATCAACAAGCTGAACGGGACCGTGCGCAAGCCGGTCTACGTGCAGCAGAACACCAAGGGCCTCTGACATGGGTTACCTCCGAGACGCAGCCGCCCGGCTGCTCACCTCCGCTGCAGCGGTCCTGTCGACCCCGCAGCCGATGAGCCAGCCGGTGACCGTCAAGCGCGCCGAGCCAGGCATGCGCGCATACGGGGCCAACCCCGGTCTCGAACTCGGCGGGCGCGGTCGTCGCCTGCACGCGATCCCGGCGACCACGACCGCCATCAACACGCTCATCATGGCGTACGGCACCACAGTGGTCGCACGGTCCCGGTACCTCTGCACCAACAACCCGTACGCGGTCGCCGCCAAGGAGACCTTCGTATCCGCGATGGCCGGGTTCGGCATCAAGCCGTCCACCCTCGGGGAGACGAAGGACGACAAGGCCCAGGTGCAAGAGCTTTGGCTGGACTGGTGCGCCGAGGCGGACGCCGATCATCTGCAGGACTTCTATGGCCAGCAGGCGATGGTATCCGCTGAGCTGTTCGAGGCGGGCGAATGCTTCGCGGTCGAGGTGGACGCGCCGGGCAACTCCACGGTGCCCCTGTCGTACCGCATCTACCCGGCTGAGATGCTGCCGTACCAGAACGACGTCATGCCCACGTCGCAGGCGGCCCCCGGCAACTACATCTACATGGGCATCGAGTTCACCCCGACCGGTGAGCGCGCCGCGTACCACTTCTATAAGCGGCACCCCGGCGAGGCGCTCCCGCAGTCGGCGCTGTCCGACATCGGGACCATCCGTATCCCGGCCGAGAAGGTGCTCCACATGTTCCGGCCAATCCGCGCCGGGCAGCAGCGGGGAATCCCCTTCACGCTGAGCGCGCTCGTGACGCTCGCGATGCTCGACCTCTACGATGACGCGGAACTCGAACGCAAGCGGGTCGCTGCTCTGTTCGCCGCCTTCATCACCAAGAACCCGCAGGAGGGTTCCACCCCGGACTCGCCGCTCGGCCAGCCCGAGCAGGACCCCGTCACCGCCAACATGGTAGTGACGATGGAGCCTGGCGCGACGGTCGAACTGAACCCCGGCGAGGATGTGTCGTTCGCGACCCCTGCCGATGTAGGCAACTCCTACGAGGCGTTCCAGTATCGCCAGCTGCTGCGCGCGGCGGCGGGCTTCGGTGTCCCCTACGCCGAGATGACGGGCGACCTGCGCCAGGCGAACTACGGTTCCATCCGCGCCGGGCTGGTGGCCTTCCGTCGCCGCGTCACGGCGCTCCAGAACCACGTTCTCATCTTCCAGTTCTGCCGTCCCATCTGGGTCCGGTGGCACGATGTGGCCGCCGCGATGAAGCCCAAGAAGCTGCCGTGGACGTTCAGCCAGTATATGAAGGACCGGGCCAAGCACCTCCGGGTACGCTGGATTCCGCCCAAGTGGGACTGGGTCGACCCGGCCAAGGACATTGCGGCCGAGAAGATCGCCGTGGACAACGGGTTCAAGGCCCGCGCCGACACCATCGAGGAGCAGGGGTACGATCCCGAGGAGACGGATGCACGCATCATCTCCGACATGGAGCGCGAGGAGGAGTTCCCGCGCCCGCTCAACACGGGGCAGCAGCCCCCGGCCGACCCGAACGCGGATGACGCGCCCGCGCCGCCCGCCAACAAGGAGCCTACCGATGCCTAAGACATGGTTCACCATCACCGCTGCGGCGGGCGACGACGCACCCGAGATTCTGATCTACGACTACATCGGGTCGTACGGCGTCAACGCCAAGGACTTCGACAAGGAGCTGAAGGCGCTCGGCGTCGTACGCGCGCTCACGCTGCGTATCAACTCCTCGGGTGGTGAGACCCCGACCGCCGCCAGCATCTACAACATGATGGCGCGCTGGAAGGAGCGGACCAAGGCCAAGGTGACCGTCATCATCGACGGCGTGGCCCTGTCGTCCGCCTCGTGGCTGGCCATGCTCGGGGACGAGGTCATCATGCCCGAGAACACCCTCATGATGATCCACAACCCGTCCGGGTTCGCGAGTGGCACCGCCAAGGAGATGCGGGCGCTGGCCGAGGTGCTTGACAAGGTCAAGACGGGCATGGCGCACGCGTACGAGCGCAAGTCCAACAAGGACTCCGACGAGATCAGCGCCATCATGGACGCCGAGACTTGGTACACCGCCGAAGAGGCGGTCGCCGAGGGCTTCGCGGACAAGGTCGAGGGGGCCGTCGAGACGATGGCCTACGCCGACTTCGACCTCAAGGATTTCAAGAATCCCCCGGCCGCACTGGTCGGGGATGCGAGCAGCCGCACTGCTGCGAATGCCAAGGAGGACCCTCCGATGACGGAGAAGCCCACCAAGACTGAGACCCCGGCCGAGATGGAAGCTCGCATCCGTGCCGAAGTCACCGCATCGCTGGCCCCTCAGACCCAGCAGCAGATCGCTGCTCCGGTCGTCGCCGCCGCTGTGGAGACTCCGGCCGCGATGGAAGCCCGCATCCGCGCCCAGGTCGCCGAGGAAGCCAACATCCGTGCGTACTGCGCGCAGGTCGGCCACTCGGACAAGGCCGAGAAGTTCATCGCGGATGGCAACAGCCTGTCCGAGGTGTTCTCGGCCCTCTCCAGCCTGACCCCGGCCGACAAGCCGACCGGTCGCCTGGCCCCGACTGCGGCGATGCTGCCGAACGCCATGCACGGCGGCTACCAGCAGCAGAACCTGCAGGCCGAGGACAAGCTGGAAGCCCCCAAGCTCGACCCGGTCGCCATCTGGGACCGCTGGAACAAGCCGAAGGTCCGCACCGCCGCGTAATCCTGCGCGTCGGCACCCGCAACGAGAGGGTCTGGCCCCGAGCCGCCCTCTAAGCATGAAGGAGAGCCAACATGGCTCCCATTAACGAAGGCCAGCACACGGGCGAATTCATCGTCTCTGAGCTTCCCTCGCGCGGCTCGCGTTCCACCGGGACGCTGTCGTCGGGTCAGAATCTCACCGATGGCCAGTGCCTGGGCCTGAGCGGCGGCGAACTCGTCGCTCTCCCGACCACCCTGAACTCGGCCGGTGAACTGGCTGGCTCGGGCGTGGTGGGCATCCTGATCGGCGACTGGGACGCCTCGGCGACCGGCACGAACGCCGACATCCCCGATGTCCCGTATCTCGACTGGACCGCCTCGGTCAAGGAAGACCTCATCACCTTCCCGGCCGGTGCCAACCCGAAGGCGGCGACCATTCGCGGTCTGAAGGCCAAGGGCATCAAGGTTCTCGACACCCTCTAATCGAGGGTGCCGGGACCTAACCCGACGTGACGTGCCTACCCCCTGCGACCGCCCGGCCGTAGGAATCGCAACCCCATCGGAGACATCATATGTTCCCGGATATCTTCAACGACGAGGCCTTCAGCCTCACCAGCCTGACGGCTGTCATCTCCTCGGTGGACTACGTTCCGGGCCGGGCAGGTGAACTCGCCTTCAGTGGTGTGGGTGAGGGCATCGCGACCACGACCATCTCGGTCGAGCAGGTCGCGGAGACCCTCGTCATCATCCCGACCACGACTCGCGGCTCTCCGGCCCCGCAGGCCAAGCAGGACAAGCGTACCCTGCGCGGCGCTGTGCCGGTTCCGCACATCCAGCTGGAAGACACTCTGGTCGCCGACCAGATCCAGAACGTCCGCCAGCTGGGCTCCATGTCGACCCTGCGCGGTGCGCAGCAGGTCGTGAACACCCAGCTGCGCAAGCTCGCCGGGTCGCACGACCTCACCCTCGAACGCCTCCGTCTGGGCGCGCTCAAGGGCCAGGTGCTCGACCAGGACAACAGCGTCATCCTCGACCTGTACTCCTTCTTCGGCGTGACCGCGCCGCAGGATGTGTCCTTCGAGGACGTCTTCGTGGCCACCCCGGACGCGGACGACCTGACCACTGTGCGCACCCGCGCCCAGCAGGTCACCCGCTTCCAGAAGGCGGCCCTGAAGGGCGGCTGGAACTCGAACGCCCGCATCTGGGCGCTGTGCGGTGACAACTTCTTCGACAAGCTCATCGAGTCGACCTCGGTGAAGGGCGTCTGGGACGGTTGGGCGGCGGCTGAGCGCAAGCTCGGTGCCAACTACGCGCACGGTATCTACGAGTTCGCCGGTATCTTCTGGGAGAATTACCAGGGTACCGACGACCAGCACACCGGCGACAATGTCGTGACGACCTCGGCCGAGGGCACTGTCGGCATCAACCCCGACGAATGCCAGTTCCTCGTGACTGGCGTGCCCGGCCTCTACGCCGAGTACTATGCCCCGGCTGACTTCTGGGATACGGTCAACACGCTCGGCCTCCCGCGCTACGCGCGCCAGGCGGTCGACCCCGAGTTCGGCCGGTGGGTCAAGCTCCACACCCAGCAGAACGTGCTGCCGATCTGCACGAAGCCGCGCACGCTGATCAAGGGCGTTCTGTCGTCCGAGTAATCGGGCGTCGTCGCCGAGCATACATGGCCGGGAAGTCACTTCCCGGCCATTCATCTATCCGCGCCAAGGAGATGGTAGATTGGGCACGCTAGACAGTAGGGAATACGACCGCCTCAAGGGTCGCAACTTCAAGCCGTACTCAGCTGGCCACCGGGCCATGTATGAGAAGGGCGTTGCGATCACCCAGCGGGATCACGAAGGCGGCACCGCCAACATCTTCGAGGCCGGGTTCGGCATCGGGTGGGGCCTGGAGTACATGCTCGCCAAGGGCGTGGTCAACAGCTACGTCGGGTGTGAGCCCAACGCCGACTCGTACAACTGGACCGGCAAGCAGGTGGTGAAGTACAACCACGAGGGCCTGTGGCTCAAGCACGCGCCATTCAGCCCATCGATGGCCGAGGACTTGGTGCGCCAAGGGGTCGCCCCGTTCGACGTGGCATTCTGCATCGAGGTCATCGAGCACGTCCCGATGGACGAGCAGCTGGCGTTCCTCAAGGGGCTGTACCAGATGGCTCCCACCCTGTTCTTCTCGACCCCGGACATCGACCGGGTTCCCAAGGAGGGGGTGCGCACCACGGCCGAATGGTCGAAGCTCTTGCACCGCGCCGGGTTCCGGTCGGTCGAGGTCGACCGCTCCCAGTGGACCCATCTGTACGTCTGCCGGGTATGAACCGGGTCAACTACCATCGGCTGACCCCCGACTGGGCAGGTCAGACTGCGGTCTTCATCGGCAACGGGCTGTCCTTGGAGGATGTCGACCTGTCGGTGCTGGCCGGGACCGGATTCCGGGTGATGGTCACGAACGGGGGGTTCACCCTGTATCCCAACGCGGACCAGCTGATGTGTTCCGACAAGCACTACCTGGCCACGGACCCACCCTTCGGGGAGTATCTGGGTCCCCAAATCATCGTCACCCAGCCGGACTCCGTCGTCCGACCGGACCCACGCATGGTCTTCATGAAGCGCTCCTTCATCGAGGGGCACCGGGGCGACATCTTCGCCGACCCCGGCGTGCTCGTGGAGGGCCACACGTCCACAGCGACGTCCATCTCAGCGGCCGTGCTTCGCGGGGCGAAGCGTATCCTGCTGCTCGGGGTGGACCTCAAGCCCGGCCCGGACCAGCGTAGGCGGCTGACCGACGACCGGGTGGGCAACAAGCCAGACGACCCGGCGCGAGCAGCCGTGAGGTACAATCGCATGAACGGGCACCTCGCCCGCCAGGCGGTCTTCGTACGCGCGCACGGGGTCGAAGTGTTCAACTGCAATCCCCACTCGCGGTTGGATTGCTACCCCAAGCGTCGTCTGCGAGAGTTCCTATGAGTCGCAAGAACGTACCATCCGACCGCCAATCCGAGTGCGTGGGCAAGGCCCCGTTCGAGACCAAGGCCTCAGCCCTGCGCGTGGTCGAGGGTCGCAGGGGCAACAAGCGCAAGGTCGAGGTCTACCGATGCAGCCATTGCCACAAGTGGCATCTGGCGGGCAACTTCTTCTGAGGAGCCGATTATGCTGAGCATCTGCACGTTCAAGTGGGGCGACAAGTACACGCTGGAGCACTGCACCCGGTGGGCTCGCATGATGCGGCGCAACCTCACCCCCGGATGGTTCGAGTTGGTACTCATCACCGACCGCCCGGAGGAGGCGGGTGACGACCTCGCTCTCGGGTCCGAGTTCAATCGAATCATCCCCCTGTGGTCCGCAATGTCGGACGCCAAGCTATGCGGTGTGCGCCTGCACGCCTTCCACCCGAGCATGCGTGAGCTTATCGGCCCCCGCTTCGCTTGGGTCGACCTCGATGTGGTAGTGACGGGCAACGTTGACCACATCTTCGGCCGGGCCACACCGCAGGGACCGCTCTGGTACAACGGTTCACTCATCATGATGGACGCCGGAGCGCGCCCGCAGGTCGAGTCGCTGTGGACGCCGCAGGCGTACGCGGCGCTACCGGCCCGCTACGCGGCCCAAGGCATGCGTCATGGGGGCCAGAGCGACGAAGGGTGGATGACGGCCGTCCTTGGCCCCAACGAGGCGCGCGTTGGGCCTAGCGACGGCATCCGGTACTTCAAGCATCTGGAGCGTACCGGGTCGACCTCCCTTCCCCCGGATACGTGCATGGTGATCATGAACGGGCTCAAGTACGATCCGTCTATGCCGAAGTGGCAAGGCCAGTACCCCTGGATTGCCAAGCACTGGCGTTGACAAGTGGTTAACGTTCTGGTAACACGAAGACTCGAATTGGAGCTACCGGATGCCTCCTGACTTCTTCAGCGGTGCCCTGACCAGCATCTACGCCACGCTTGGCGTCCCGGCTGCGTTCAGCTTTCTGAGCGAGCCCATCACGGTCATCGACAAGACTCACGGCGTCGAGGCCGAGCCAGGCGGCGGCGCGGTGGTGCCCACGCTCGTTCCGGCGCTCTGTATCCGGGCGTCCGACATCGCAGCGGCCGGGGTCACGCTGGAGGACTTCGTGGAGCAGGACGTGACCGTCAACCTGGTCACCTGGACCGTGGTGTCGTACCGCCCCCGGCCCACCCCGCGTGGGGAGTCCAAGGGCGAGTACTACCTGTACCTGCGGGCGAACTGATGGACAAGCACGAAGAGATCATGGCCCGCATCGACACGCTCATCCAAGGGG